AAAGAATTGCGGATAACACCATGGAGGGCTTTTCCGATGACCCCGGCACACGGCGACTTGCGGCAGACAGCTTCACCAGGAATTGCGGATAAGACGTGTTCCTTGCACTTTCGGAATCGGCATTCTCCGGCTGCCGATCATCATTTCCACTCCTCGACTTCCTCCAGCAGCTCCCGATATCCGCTTGGCATGTGTGCACATAAGCCGAGCCGCATAACCCAAGCAGATATAGGCATGTTCACGCCGGGGCTCTCTCACACAACCCAAGTAGATATTGGCATGTCGAGACCCAGGCCGAACCGGACAAGCCCCGCAAACAGCCATTCCTTCGGCAACGGCCCTCGCATATGCCAAGCAGATATTGCCATGTGTGTTCCGCGCCCGGAGCGCACAAGCCAAGCAGTTATTGGCATGTGCGGCCGACAGACAGCGAAGGAGAAATTCCGGTCAATCGAAATTTCCCGATCCGCCCGGGAGGATGCAACCCACTGTCATGATCATTCATCATCGGCGGAAGTGTTCTTCTGCGGGCACTGTCATTCACTGTCTTCGACACTGTCTCGCCCAACGAAAATAGGAGCAGCCAAGGCCGCTCCCATCATCGATTGCGAAAAGATCAGAGGCGTTCGAGGGCTTCCTCGAGCTGGCCGTCCACGAGGTGGGTGTAGATCTGGGTGGTGGACACGTCCCGGTGCCCCAAGGCCCGCTGCACCACGAGCAGGTCGTTGGTCGCGCCGTAGAGGTGGGTGGCGAAAGTGTGCCGCATACCGTGCGGCGTCAGTTCCTTTTCGATCCCGGCTTTCCGCAGCCAGTGGGCGAGCCGGTTGGCGATCTGCCGCTGGCAGAGTCTGCTGTCCCGGTTCGACAGGAACAGGGCTTCCATTTCCGGGCGGCCGCGTCGACGGCGCTCGGCCAGGTAGCGGCGCAGCAACGTGCGGAGGTCGGTCTTGATGAACTTGACCTGCGGCACATTCCCCTTGGCCCGCACCCGCAGATGCTTGGCGTCAAGGTCGATGTCATCCATGTCGAGCGCGGCCAGCTCGCCAAGCCTGATCCCGGTGCCAAGGAGCACCTCGATCATGGCGCGGTCGCGCAGCGTGGAGAAGTCGGTCCACCCCTTGAGCTCCTTGAGCAGACGTTTCTTTTCGGCGGAGGTCAGGAACACCGGCAGCTTTCTCGGCAGCCGATGCATGCGGATGGACCGGGCCGGATTGTCATCGACTACGCCCGCTTCGACGGCCCAGGCGAAGAAGGACCGCACGGCCGCCTTCATGCGATGGAGCGACGCGGCTGAGCGCGGACCTCTTTCACTGTCAGCCACCGCCTCGGAGGAGAACACCTGGTCGAGGAGCCCGGGCGTAATCTCCCTGCAGATAATCCCGGGAGCCAGCTTCTCCGCCACACGGGCCAACAGGGCAAGATCCCTGCGGTATGCGGCTATGGTCGCTGGGGAGCGTCCTTCGGCCGACAGGCGGGCACAGAACGCCTCTGTCGCGCCCGCCAGATCGAGGTCAGCCGTTCGATTGTTCATCGCTGGACTCCTTCACCCGGCTGTGGCCCATGGGCGTGCTTTTGGGCAGCGGCAACTCCTCGATGCGACCCGACTCCTTGGCCCAGACCATCATCATGCGGAACACCCGGACAGTCTTGGCGACGGTGCGCTCGGCTCGCTCCTTGCCGTCGGGGAGTTTGAGCAGCAGGTCGGACTTGTAGAACTTGCCGACCTGGGGAAGCCGGATCTCGGCGAGCTGGCGATCCGCGCCGAAGAAGGCATCAACCACGTCGAGGTCCTTCCGGTAGGTGTAGAGGGTCCGCTCTTTCTTTCCGGATTCCCGCAAGTGGCCGATGAAGGCCTCGGCGGCCTGATGAACGGTGCAGTCAGTCATGTCTATGTCTCCTTTCAGGGTGGTCCGGCGTGTTCAGGACAGGAACTCGTCCAGCTCCCGCAGCAGCTCCTCGACGTGACCGAGGGAGCCGACGCTCGCCCAGTTGATGTCCGACTGTTTCGCGTCAGCTTCGAGCTTGCCGCGAATGCCGTCGATCAGCCGGGCGATGCTCTCCTGCTTTTCTCGGTACGCCTTGAGTGCCTGCTGGCGGTTTCTGTCGTAGGGCATGGCCTGCCTCCGGTTCCGGTTTTCGTGGATGCGGGACCATCCCGCGTCACATCCAATGACGCTTCTATTTCGTTGGAAATCAAGTGTTTGCAGAGATCTTTCTGCATGTACCCCAAACCCATAACCCAAAGGAGATCAACATGTTGAAGAAGACCCTCGAATGGACCATCCCGCTGGTCCTGGCCGGGATCATGACCGGCTGCGCCACCTACCGGCCTCCGGCCCAGATCCAGTCGGCAGTGGCCACCGTCAACCGCCACACACCCGAGTATGTGACCGAGGCCAACAAGGCGCTGCGCGAGGTCGGCCACCCGGACGCCGAGCGCCTGACCGGTGTTGGCCTGCGCCTGCAGACCGCCGTGGACGCCCTTGACCAGTGGGCCAACGGCACCAACCAGGAGGCAGGCCAATGAAAGAGATTCTTCAGGAGAACAGCGATGCCGTTCGCCAGGCCGGTGAGGCCCTGGTCGAAATCGGAACCGAGCTGGCGGCTGGACGGATAGAGAACGCCCTCGGCCGTCTGGAAGCGGCCCAGCAGCAGTATCTGGCCTGGACGGAGTTGGACCAGGCCATTATCGATATTCAGGAAGCTGTCCACGACCGGAAGAACACCCTGGCTGTGCAGCAGATCCTGACGGAACTGGTGGGCACCATCCTCGGTAACGCCTTGAGGACGGGAATGCACTGATGGCGGTAACCGACAAGGAGCGCAAACTCGCGGCGACCCTGAGCGATCCCGTGTTGTGGGGGCAAGCCTACCTCTACAACCGGGATGGCTCAGGCCGCGACTACTGGCCGCACCAGGTGGAGGACCTGCGCTGCTCGGCCAAGAACATCATCCATCTGGACGGCCGGGACGTGGGCAAATCCATCGTGCTCTCGACCGACGCGCTCCATTATGCATTCACCACGCGGGGTGGCCAGGGCCTGATAGCGGCCCCGCACCAGGGCCACCTCGATTCCATCATCGAGGAGATCGAATACCAGCTCGACACCAATCCGGATCTGATGAACAGCGTCGCACTGACCAAGTACGGCAAACCCAAGATCCATCGCAAACCCTACTTCCGCCTTGAGTTTACCAATGGTTCGGTGCTCTATTTCCGCCCGGCCGGGGCTTATGGCGATGCCTTTCGCTCCCTGCATGTGGGTCGCGTCTGGGTCGATGAGGGCGCGTGGCTGACCGAGCGGGCCTGGAAGGCGTTGCGGCAATGCCTAAAGGCCGGGGGGACGCTGCGTATCTACTCCACACCCAACGGGCTACGCGACACCACCTATTACCGGCTAACATCGTCCGACCAGTTCCATGTGTTCCGCTGGCCGTCCTGGCTCAATCCGCTCTGGACCGAGGACCGCGAGTCTGAACTGCTGGAATTCTATGGCGGCAGGGACAGCTCCGGCTGGCAGCACGAGGTGGCCGGTGAACACGGCAAGCCCTCCTATGGTGCCTTCAACGTCGAACAGTTCAACCTTTGTCGCCAGGATCTGCTGGAGTACCAGAAGATCGTCATTACCGATTCTGAACTGCGTGACTGCGAGACCGAGGAATCTGCACACGACCGGATGGAGATGCTGCTCAACCTCACGCCTCGCAGCGGCCAGTTTTGGATTGGCGGCGACCTGGGATACACCAACGACCCCACCGAGATCATCGTCTTTCAGGAGATGGAAGTTGGCGAACGCAGCCTACTGAAGATGATTCTGCGCCTCCATCTGGAGCACATTTCCTATCCGCATATCGCTCAGATCATCGCGCTGCTGGAGCGCTACTACACCCCAGCGGGCATCGGCGTGGATAATGGCGGCAACGGTCTGGCAGTGGTACAGGAGCTGCTCACCCTGGACAAATACAAAGTGCTGGAGCTGGAAGGCAGGCTCAAGGGATACGACTTCGGCGGGATGACCAGGCTTGCGGTGCGGGACGGCAAGGAAATCAAGAAGCGAACCAAGGAGCTGATGACCAGCCTCATCAACGGAGCCCTACAGCGTAAGCAATTCATCTTCCCCTTGGACGACCTGGAGGTAGAAGACCAGTTCACCACCCACACCTACACCCTGCGGGACGGCAAGATCATCTATTCCAAGGGCAATGACCACATCATCGACGCGGTACGCTGCGCCATGTTGGTTCGGGAGGAAGGCAATCTCGACCCAGTCGGCGAAGAGCTGGTCTTTCTCAAGCCAGTGCTCACCAATCCGGTCTTTATCTGACCGCATCCTCCGACGCTTTCCACCTCAATCCGGTAAGTAATTGGCATCGAGCCAGGTTCGGCCCACAGGGGCCGAATGTGTGGCTGTCATGGCCCAAGCAACCGAGAGGACCACGTGGAAAACACCTCCCATCAGGACGAACAACCAGAAAGCTTGGACACCACCGGGTTTATCATCGCACCCATGGCCGCAGCGGCTGCCTTGGACTCGGCGGCCTTCAGCAAGGTCAACGCTACCGAGGCGATCCCGGCCACCTGGGAAGAACGCGCCCGCAAGGCCTGGGAATATTACGTCGAAGAGCCGCTGGTGAAGAACTGCGTCAACTCCTGGCGCACCTTCGCAGTGGGCGACGAGATTAAGATCTCCAGTGATGACGATTCCCTCAAGGATCAGGCACTGGAAGCGGCCTGGCGACTGAATGTCTCGCAGTTCATTAAGGACATGATTCTTCAGCTCCTGGTGAAAGGCGATGCCATCGGCTTTAAGCGCTACACCCAGTCCGGCCAGGACATCGAAGAGCTGGTCTGCGTCAATCCGGTCTCGGTCAAGGTCAAATACGCCCAGGGCGAACTGATCGAGGCCCGGCAATTTCCCGAGGACACCCCCGGCGGCGGGGAATCCATCCCGCTGCCCGTCGAACAGGTGGTCCACCTCAAATGGGATGCTCCAGCCTTCTCGCCCCGGGGTAACTCCCTCGTGCTTCCCGCCTTTCAAGCCATCGAACTGCTGCGCGACTACCGCCGGGCCGAACAGGCCATCGCCAAGCGCTGGGCCACGCCGTTCCGCCTGCTCAAGGTGGGCGGCGCGTTCGGCCAGAAGATGGTGATGCCGGACCAGCGGATGCTCGAACAGGTCCGCGACATGGTCAACAAGATGGACATGAAGAGCGGCCTGGTGGTCCCGTTCTACGTCAATGTCGAAACCCACGGCACCGACGGTCAGGTCCTCAACGTCGAGGACAAGGTCAAGGAGGTGAAGGAAGACATCGTGGTGGCCCTGGGTCTGTCACGCTCGCTGGTGACCGGCGACGGTCCGAATTTCGCCACCGCCTCGGTGAGCATGCAGAAGATGATGGTCATGATCCGCGAGATCAAACAGGCCGCACGCAAGCTCCTCGACTGGGTGTTCGACGACTGGATGGAGCTGAACGGCCATGGCGACAAAAGCATCCAGTTTATCTTCAACGACCTCGACCCCAGCGACGCGGTCGATTTCAAGAAGCTCCTCATCGAACTCTACGACCGCAAGCTCATCAGCCGTTCCAGCCTCCAGCTCAAGATGGATCTGGACCCGGACATCGAGGCAGCCAATCGCGAAACCGAGAGTAAGAAGATCGACCTGATGGACGAAAAGCAGGTGAAGCCCGTGGTGGACATGGTTGTCTCGGGCATCCTGAGTGTGCCTCGCGCCAGAAAGATGCTCGGCATTCCGGCCGAGGACAACGAGCCTTCGGCAGAGGCCGGGCTGGTCTGGTCAGGAGATCTGGAATCCACCGGCGACGCGGCCATGTGCGACGAGTGCAGTCATTTCATCGCTGCCACCAACCACTGCCGGGTCCACAACAGCGAGCGCACCTTCGATGCCCCGGCTTGTCGCTTCATCGACCGCCGGGAGTCCCACTGATGCCCTCGGACCTCAAGCAGCGCATCCAGGCGGCCACCCTGAAGAGTCTGACGGCACGCAACCGCTACAACGATCAGGTCACGGCCCAGCTCACCCAGGCACTGAAACAGGCCGAAGACGAGGTCGCCCGCGCCATTCTCCAGTACCGTTCCCTCGGCTCGCTGCCGGACAACAAACTCGCCGCGCTCAAGGGTCTGGAAAAGCTTCAGCTCGAACTCGACGACACCATGAAGCGGCTCAAACGGGAGCAGACCCTGGTTTATCGCAAAAGCACCAAGGAATCCTTCCGGCTTGGTATCAATCAGGGCATCGGGGAACTCGCCGACGCGGCGCTGCCGTTCTATGCCGACTTGAAGCCCGAAGGCATCGACAAGCTGGCCACCAAGGTCTTTACCATCGTCGACACCAACGCCCTCGATTTTATGGCTCAGTACAACCTCACGCTCGCTGGTGACGTTCACCGCGAACTCGCAGGCGGCATCAAGCGCACCATCCTGAACGGCATCGCCACGGGCAAGGGAGCCGACGACATCGTCCGGGACATGGGCAAGGTGATCGTCGACAAGGATTCCTTTCGCCAGGCCGGAAGCCGGGTGTTCAGCAAGGCCCAGTACCGCATGGAGATGATCGCCCGCACCGAGGTCCTCCGCGCCCACAATATGGGCAGGCTCAAGTTCCACGAGCGGGTCGGCATCCAGAAGCTGGAATGGCTGGCTATGGAAGACGAGCGCATGTGCCCGGTCTGTGGCGGCCTGGACGGCAAGACCTTTCCCATCGACAAGTTCCCCCAGCAACCCGCGCATCCGCATTGCCGCTGCACCAACGTCGTGGCCTGGCCGATGACCGTTTGCGGCAGCGAGATGGTTGCCAAGGCCGCCGCCCAGGCATCGCAGGGGGACGCCTGCATTCTCCCGCCCCACGTGCTGGAAGGCATGGCCGATGCCCAGGCCAAGGAGAACGCCAAGCTCAAGAGCGCCTTTGAAAATGGCGACATCGCCGAGCTCGGCTCGTTGACGGTCAAACACCTCCAGACCCTGGCGAAACAGAACGGCGTGGCCATCGCCCGGACCAAGGCCGATTTCATCAAGCTGCTCGATCTGGCCGAGCCGGGAATCGATCATGGTGACCTGGCCGGAGCGGCGCTCAGCGCCAAGCTCAAGGAACACAAGATCGGCCTGCTGCGGACCAAGGACGAACTGATCGAGTTGCTCGGACTGAAGCAGGCGGAACTCAAACAAGCCAAGCTGCTCGCCGCTCAGATGGCGAAGATTCCGCCCGCCCAAGGGCTGGAGGGCATGACCGCCCAGCAGCTCAAGGAGATGGCGAAGGAGAACGGCATCTCCCTCAACATGACCAAGCAGGAGACCATCGAGTTGCTGGATAAGCTGGAGTCCGGCGTGGACCACAGCGGACTGATGGGCAAGGAACTCGCGGCAGCCAAGCAGAAGCACGGTATCGGCATTCTCAAGAACAAACAGCAGCTCGTCGAGGCGCTGCAGAAGAAGGCCGGTACCGACATGGCCGAGTCGGTCAAGAAAAAGGCAGTCGACGAGGCCAAGCAGAAGCTGATCCAGAAACAGAAAACGGCCCTCGAAGACGCCGCCAAGGCAGTGGTCGTTCCCGACTCGCCGACCGGCTACAAGGATTTCCTCGACGCGATTGCCAAGGCGGAACAGGCGGTTTCCGTCGGCACCGATCTGCCCCAGGAGATGCTCGCGGACCACAGCAAGGAAATCGCCTTCAAGAAACAGCTCTTCCAGGACCAGATCGGCAAGCTGAAATCGGCCGAGCTCAAGACACTCGCTAAGGAGACCAAGGTCCAACATTGGCAATGGGCCAACAAGGATGAGCTGACCACGCTCTTTACCGAGACCGATCCCGCGAAAATCAAAGCGGTTCAGGAGAGCATCGACGCCAAACACGCCGCCTGGGCCGAAAAACATGGTGGCAAGAAGAAAGCCGCGCAAGCCAAGCCCATCACTCCGAAAAAGGAGCCGCCGAGTCCGGTCAAGCCGCCCGAGGCCAAGATCGGCAAGAAAGGTGCGGAGTTCTCAGACGTCGATTCCGCATGGCAGCGGAAGGGACTGCCGTCAAAATTCAAGAAATCCGGCAAGGCCGCTGTCGGTGGCGCACACGAAAAGGAGTTCTGGACCGACGAAAACGGCGACAAATGGCTGTTCAAACCCAATGGCCGCAAGGACGACGAGTTCATCGCCTTCGGTGAGGAAGCCGCCTACAAGATCGGCCGTCTGCTCGATCCCCACGCCATCGAGGTCCGGACCATCCAGTTGAACGGCCGCACCGGCTCCATCCAGAAATGGCGCACCGATCTGCGGGACGACTTCGATTTTCGCAATATCCTGCCGCAGGATCTGACCACCATCGAACTGGAACAGATCCAGCGCGAGCATGTGGTCGACTGGCTGATCGCCAACCACGACGGACATTCCAAGCAGTTCATCCGTGCCCGGGACGGTCGCGTCTACGGCATCGACAAAGGCCAGGCCTTCAAGTTCCTAGGCCAGGACAAACTCTCGCTCGATTATCACCCCAACGGGGTGTGCGGCGAGGAAGAGCCGTTTTACAACAAGGTATTCCGGGCGGCTAAGGAAGGGAAGGTGCGGGTCGATCCGAACGCGACGCTTCGCTACATCCACGAAGTCGAAAAGATCGCCGACGAGGATTATCTCGATCTGCTGCGCCCCTACGCCGAGGGCCGGTTCGCCAAGGACCCGGCCGGGCTGAGGCATTTCTACGATCTGGCCCTGGAACGAAAGCACAATCTTCGGCGGGACTTCGAGGCTTATTACGCCGATGTGCTGGGGGATCGGGGCTTCCGTTTCGACAAGCTGAGCGCCGCCACCGGCAAGAAAAAGCTGCTCTCCTCCGCCGAGGAAGCCCTGGTCGAGGAGGCCCGCAAACTCGGCTGGCAGGGCAAGACGCTGCCCTTCGACAGCGGCGACGTGGAGGACCAGAACGCGCTGATCTTCACCGAGAGCTTCAAGGGGAAGAAGCGCACCGTGGTCAAGATGAAGATCCGGCCGGACACCGACCGCCGCATCGACGAGCTGCTGCGCAAGTACGTGCAGACCACCGCCGGAGAAAAGGGGCAACCGCTAAACGAAGACAGCTTCTTCGAGACCGTTCTGGACGCCGTCAAGAACGTCAATTTCCACGTGGGCGACGGCAAGTACAACCGGACCAAGATCGACAAGGCCCTGCGCCTGCGCAAGAAACTGGAGACCCTGCAAAAGAGCGCCGACCCCAAGGTCAAGGAGATGGCGGACCACTACCTGAAATGGGTCAAGGAGATCGAAGAGTCCGTCGACTGGGACCGGGCCACCAACGGCGTATTCGATCAGTACTTGCCCAAGCTCGACGCGCAGAAACCCAAGGAGAAACCGCCGTTCAGGGTGGAACGCGGCAAGGTGACCCACACCAAGCGCAGGATCGGTTCCGGCACCATCACCGTCGAGGCCGACGACATCGACAACCGGACGCTGTTCAATCACAACTCCCGCATGCAGGACGGGCACCAGTACACCGTCACCTTCGAGGACGGCACCCGGGTCCGCTATCGCCCCTGGTCGGACACCAACCTCTATGCCCAGCGCGGCGAGCTGGAAATGATCCTGGACGGCGACGCCACCCCCGGACGGGTCGAGGCCATGTTGGAAAAACTCGAACAGCTCGGGATCGACACCCGGGTGGCCACGGCGGAAAACGCCGAGCAGATGTATCTCGAAAAGCTCGCGTACATCCGCAAGAGCGACAAAAGCGCCGATTTCAAACGGCTGCAGAAATCCCTCGACGACCGCAACGCCACCACCACCGAGCGGGTCCAGGCCCTGCGCGGCTATTGGCAAAAGGAACTGGGCGTCCAGGACATCACCCAGCTTTCCGGATACAACCCGCTGGGCGAATACCAGGCAGGTTTTCTGGATCGCGACGCCAAGGGCGGATACCGGCACCAGTTCCGGTTCGACATCACCGAGGAGGAGCTGGAAAAACAGATGAAGGGCTATTCGCTGGTCCACGATCTGACCAACGGCGAGAGCATGTCCGGCTTCATCGACTTGATCATGGAGAACAACGGAGCCATGGTCAGCACGGTCGAGAAGATGCGCATGGGCGTGGCTCCGGGCGGAATGTCCCCGGTGGC